CGCCAAGCTGCAAGGTGCCAGCAAACGTCCCCGTTGCCGCGCTGAGTGCACCCGCAAAAGTAGCCGCCCCGGTCGTTGCGTCAATTGTGAACGTGGGCGTCCCGCCGCTGGCCCCGACGATGCCCTTGGCTGTCACGGCAACGCCGCTACCGCCCGTCAGCGTGCCAGAACTATTCCAAGTAATTGAGCCTGCGCGTAGCCCCCCTGACGCTTGGATTTGCACGTTTCCGCTTAAAATATCAGCAGAGCTATTATTCAGTTTACTTCCTAGCTGCGAATAGGCGCTGTTTCCGTTGCTGGCGTTCGATACGACAGTGCTGGCGGCGGTGCCCGAAATCAGCGTGCTGGCCTGAATGCTTAAATCTGTGCCGTTCCAAACAAGCTGTTTTCCGCTCGGCCCGCCAAAGGAAAACGTGCCGTCGGCATATATCGCAATGGCAGACTGGCAGCGGATAAATGGATTGCCATTTGTTGTATTGGCATCCAAGTCTAGCCAGCTATTTCCGTCATACGATACGACTTTTCCGGTGCGAATTACGCCGCCGCGAATCTGGGTAATCGAAGGGTCAAGAACGCCGGTTGCGTTGCCGCTTAGGTCGCGCTGCCAGTCGGCGAACGTAACCTCTCCAACGATTCCAACCTTGTCCGACGAGATTAAAATTGCCTCGTTGCTGACCGCGATTTGCGATAGTACCCGATCGCCTTGCACGGCCACCGATATGATTTTCTCTGCCTGTTGCAACCGGCGCGAGAAGTCTGCAATCACATCTTGTCCGGCGATGGCCGAATAGGGCGATGGCGCGAGCGGGCGGGTCGCGGCTGCGGGCTGCGGCGTAGTCGGCTGCACGCCGATAACAAAACTTCCTATGGCTGGCTGAGTCAAAGCGGCCCCCCAAAAGCTACCGGCACGATGGCCGAACGAAGCACGCCGGTATCGGCGCGCTGCCGATATACGACACAAGACATAGACACCCACGAGCCGGGCGGTACGGTTATATCCACGTTCGCATCGGCAACCCACACGCCGGATTCATAACGGAAGCTTGATCGCGGCATGTCAACCTGCACTGTGCCGACGCCCGGAGCCGGTAAATAATACATGGTCGCGCCAGTCGCATCCAGAACTGGCGTATTTTCTTGTCCACGCAAAACGCCTGAAACGTAAAACGTTCCTCCGGTCTCGGTTACATTGGCCCACCGGATTATTTCGTAACTGTTACCCTGCTGTAAAATGGCAAAACGATATTCTAGCGACCGCTCATCTGCCCATGACGCTTCGCAGATGTTTACGTCTTGACCGACAACCGGGTCTGCGTCGAAGTTTTCTTGAAAATACAGCGTGGTTGCGTCATAGCTAGTGACCTTGCGCCATTGCGTGGCCCCGGTCTGTGCCCACCAGTGCCCCCCCAAGTTCAACGAAGTATCCAGCGGGTTGGTCGGCGGACGAACGACCAGTTTGGCGCGGTCAGAGCCAGACATGACGGTAAAATCCCCCGGATTGCTGGTGTACAGAATGTCCGCGCCTCCGATGGTAAGTGTCGTGCCAGTTCCGCCAGCAGAAATCACGAGCGAATTAGGCGCGGGGTCGATGCTATACATCAACAGCAGTCCATCCGGGGTGCTATCAAACTGACTGCTGAAATTAAGCGACACCTTCAATTTGTCAACTGTGCCATCGGCAGTAGTAGACCAGAAAACTGTCGGTTTAACCGGCGACGGAAATCCGAAAGCGCTGCCTACGATGCTGTATGAAATTGGCGTTAGTATAGACAGGTCGGGAGCGCCGAACCCGAACTGATTGAAGGGTTGCAGCTTGATGTAAATCGTCTTGCCTACATCTCGATAGTCGTAGGTGTATTTGAATATCGCATCATCCAGGCGTAAAAACTGCGCCCCGCTGGCATGTGCGGTCGCGGCGGAGCCGTATGCCGCCCGATTCAAATAGGTCAGGTTGTACTGGTATGCCGACGTCAGCGCGGCAGTTTCATAAGCTAGATATTCTCCGTCCACATAGCATAGCGTGACCAAATCGTTAGCGTTTTGTGCCGTTCCGGAAAGCAGCGATCCGTGGCTCATCGTCAAATCAACAGACAGCGTATTAGCCACGTCTGGGTTTGTTGCGCTGGCCGGTAGCGAGGCGGTTAGCGTACCTTGCCGCGCTGCTGTGGTGACTTCGCCAACCATGCGATAGGTCGCGTTATCTTCGCTTATCCATACATAGTATCCGCCCCAGTTGCCGGTTCCGCTCGCGCCAATCCAGATTTGCTCAGAGCCAGCAAGCCACACTGGCGGCTCGAATATAACCGGAGTATTCATCGCGCTGGCGGCAACGTTGATGTTAATACTCGCGCCATTGGCGGTCTGCATCTGATACTTGCTCGGGCCGAGACTGCCAATCGGCAACTCATCAGCCGTGATGGTCAGCGTGCCGTACTCGTCTTCTTCGATGCTGGTGATGCGGACCGGCGTGCGATCTAGCCCTAACGTGGTATCGGTTAGGGTAACAATATCCATCGGCTCGAGCAGGCAAAATGCCCATCCCAGCCGGAAGGTATACGAATTTCGCACGTAATTACTGCGCTGTAAGGCAATTTGAGCGACCGTGCGGGCCGCTACTGGGTCGGCAATCTCTGGAAAATTCAGAACGGCTGGAGTGCGCAGGCCGTAGGTGTCTATCCCGTACTGATCCTTCGCCTCAGCAACGCCGTTGTTATATTCTTTGCTGCGGTCGCTGAATTGAACTTGTGTAGTGTTGTAGGCGTCAGAAATTGCCTTCCGCGTGCATTGAACTGGCTCATCGCTGGCAGAATCGACCAGAAACTGATCGTCTGTCAGGTCATATAGCGGCGTCATATTCGGCGTGTAGGTTACGCCGTTCCCGGAAACAGGGAAGTCCTGTTGCGGTACGAATTTGATAACGCCATCGCTGTAAAAGGCCGCTGTATTACTGATAGTCAGCAGAGTAGTAATCATGTCTCGCGCTGGCGACGGCGTTGTATATGCCGGGCTGACAAACAGGCCTTGCGCGATGGCGTAATTCTTGAAATTGGTTAGCGAGCCGATCGAATTTCCGGGCATACCAATACAGCTTGATGCGTTAGTCAGCAGGTCGTAAATCACGTTGGCCGGGTTTGCGTCGCCACCCGTCCACGTTCCGACATCTGTCTGAGCAAGTCGGCCAGCTAGTTCTGCGCTAATCGTCGGCACTGAGTTGCTATTGCCGAGTTGTAGGGTATCCGCGCCAAGATAGGCTACGCCACGATAATTAAGCGCGTCGGCAGGGTGCTTGGTTGATAGGTATCCCCACGGTGCCTGCGTGTCTGTGCCGCTAAATTGCGTCATCCCGAATGATCCGGCAGTTCCTTTCTGCTTGCCTACCCATATAGCCCATGTTCCGCTATCTACCGTTCCTTCGCACAAGGAAAGCATAAGGGACACGGAATACGTATAGCTAACGTTCGTTACAGTGGCCCCCCCGCCCTTGCCACCTACATTCTGGCTTGATTCGTGCGAAGTCTGGACGAAATCACCGTACCATGTCACATTGGCTGAAACCCGATTTGTCCCGTACAGCAACGGCAGTACCCGGCCATAACAAGACGTGCCCACTTGCAAGCTTGATATAACCGGAGCGTTAGGATTGACGCTAGACTTATGGCCGCCCATTATTTGCCCTCGTCCGGCCAGCAAGACCAGAAACCGACGAAATGTTTACGAAGCCGCGCATTCGCGGTTACGTCGTCAATTGTAACGCACCCAGCATCGCGGTAGGCGTGGATAATCATCGGCCAATCTGCAACGATGCCGCCGTGGCTAATACAGTGGCCGAATTTAAACAAGGCAATGTCGCCCGGTTTGCAGCTATCTACCGGCTTTGCGAAGCGCTCAACGATGCCTAGATAACGCTCTTCGCCGCGATGTAGCATCCAGTCAGGCGGGTACGGCTCTGGATCAAATGGCTCAATTACGCCAGCCTCTGAAAAAATCCCGATCAGCGACATGCCGCAGTCTGTCCCGGCCCCCTTCACCATAGCGCGATGATGATAGGGTGTGTTTAGCCAAGTCTTAGCGACTTCGACCACGCGAAGGCGCTGCTCAGCCTCGCTCATCACAGCACTGTCTCTGGCGTCGGAACGAACGGAAAGCCCTTGAAATTGACAACATTTCCGAACTTGTTAGTGCAAGTCGATAGTTGTTTATCGCAGCCAGGATAGGCGATAAAGGTATCGCCAGGCGCTGGCATGTGGGGCAGGCCATAAGATAACGTCGCCACATTCGAGACATAATCTCGAATTCCTATCGAAAATCCATTATTCGCGCCGCTGGTGAACTTGATCGTTCCGAGCGCCATGTAACCATCGGCGTGCGTCGTACCGGAAAATATAATAGAGTTTTGCGTGCTACCAGTTCCCGCCGAGTCATTGACAACGAACGTCGCCCGGTTGGCTGCGCAGCCAGCGTCAAACAGGGTGTGGATGCACCCGTACTGATATACGACTCGCGGAAGTTGCATGTCCAGCAACTCAAGCGGGCTGCGCACCTCAATCGTCGCCACGTTGCGCGACACCTGTACATCGCCCACGCGGCCAGTAAACACGTTAATCGTTCCCGCGCTGGTATCTCCGGGCGTTGCCCCGATCGCTTTATCAACAGTAAACGTCGCGCCATCCAGATAGCCGGCGTTGACGGCTGCAAGTACGGAATGCCCGGAGTAGGGGCTGCCACCTCCCAGCACATCGTTAGGCGGCGCGGCAAGGGTGATGGTCATCTTATCGGTTTCCAAGCCCACAACTTGCCGAACCTGCGTGCGAGTCAGGATATATCCGCTGCGGGCATAGGTATTCGCGCCAACCGTAATATCAATGTCAGAGTCGGTCAGGTAAAACACGTCTCCGTAGATACTGGTGATCGTATACAGGTCGGCCATCCAGAAGGGGCCGCCCGTTTCAAGTAACGCGATCATCGCTGGGCTGGCTGTTTTCATGTGATCTTGTTTAGTGGTGAGCCAACGAGGTCAAGCTGTTTGAATTC